GCATATGATACAGTAAAAGGAATGTTACAAGGGTTTGAAGATGATGGTTTTCTTGGAGGTTTGCAAGGAGCTATTACAGGATTCTTAAATTCGGTTGTTGGAGCACCATTAGATCTTTTGAAGAAAGGTGTTGAATTTATACTCAAAAAGTTTGGTTTTGAAAATGCAGCTGAACAATTAGAAAAGTTTTCTTTTGAAGATTTAATTAGTAGATCTGTAGATAGTATCTTTGATCTCTTCAAGATGGTTATAAATGGTGTATTGGAAGCAGTAGCTACTATAATAGATAAAATACCAGGGTTTGGAAAGGCTGCTGATAAAATTCGTTCAATGAAAATGGATTTAAATGTCCAGGAACGTAAAGCGGCTGAAAAAGAATTACAAGCTGCTGAAGAAAAAGAACGAGCAGCTGAAAAAGTAGCAAAGCTACAACAAAAAAAAGCTAAAGTAACCCGCAATGCTGCAAGAGAAGGCGGACTTATAGTAAATGGCCGCAGGCTAGAAGGTGAAGAAGCTGAAGCATACATTGAAAGTAAAGAAGGTAGAGCTCAAGATGCTATGTATGCAAGAGAAGATGCAACTTCTGATAGAATGGCTGCAGAACAAAAATTATCTGATCTGTCAGAGCCTAGATATGGATTAAGTGATAGTTCTCAAAAACTAGCACAGACACAAAAAGCTGTAGATGATGATGAAGCTGCAGCCATGAGAATAAGCCAACCATCAGTAACAACTGTTGCACCAGTCAACAATAGTAGTTCAAGTGTTGTGAATCAAAGTGTTATTGGAAAGCCAGATTCTGGTACTGATAAATGGAGCACATCATCTAATTTTGGATTTGATCCAACTGGTGCTTAATCTACAAAATATAAAATCAGAAAAAGTAAGAACAAAGCTGAGATAGTGCGATGGAGACGGCGATCTCTCGCCGTCTCATCAATAACATTATCCTCAATCTTCGTTAGCAAGTTTTTCAAAGAAGCTAAGAGATTCATCTTCTTCCTCTTCCTGGGCTGGTTGTTTAGCCTCTGGAATAGATGGAGCAGCTGCCTGCTCTGGTTCATTCCATGGAACAGTATCCTCTGCAGCTGTTGCTGCAGCAGTTGCTCCAACAGCAGTAGCTCCTCCAAGAGCTAATGCCTTTTCCAAACGAGCCTTCAGCTCATCATAAGATTTGAACTGATCACGGTTAACAAACTCTTGCAATGAGTATTGTGTCTTCCAGATCTCTTCTAGCTTATCATCATCTTGAAGTAAAGCTGCTTGAGCAGAGAACTCAGACTTATCATAATTACGATAGCCTTCTACCTTACGAATCTTCAATTTGAAGTCAGCACCTTCCCAGAAGTCAAAAGGATTCACAGGAGTCTCATCCTGGAATGCTGGGTTCATTGCTTCGTTTAGTTTATCAAAGATCTTTTTACCATAACGATAGAGGAACACTTTACCTTCGTTCTCTGGGTTAGAAGGATCACTTACCACATAGATATTTGATACGAAGTATAGACGACGCTTCTGCTTACGGACAAGATCCTTATTAGCATCTACGCCACTATTCCAGAGCTGACTATTATATTCAGAAACTGGATCTTTCTCTCCAAGAGTAGTCAATGACTTTTCAATATACCATCCACCAGGACCTTGGAATGCATGATCCCAGATACGAACGAATGGAACATCCTCACCTTGAGGTGCAGGAAGGAAACGAATAACAGCATAGCCATTGCCGACTTTATCTACTTCTGGTTGCCAGAAGCGATCATCTTTATTGCTTTGCTGCTGATTGCCTTGGAGTTTGTTTAGCTCTTTAGTAAGTACATCTAGGTTAGATGAGCCAGAGCGTTTAAGTTGAGAAAATGATGTAGCCATGTATATGTCTCCTGTGTATAGCTGTATCGATTGTATGTTTTCTTATCCACGTATATCATTATTATATTGGAAGTCTGGGTGTCTTTTCTTTCATAAAGTTCAGATCTTCCGCTTCTACTAGCAACTTCTCTTTGATAGTAGAATTTATTTTAACCAGTCTTGCAACTGATTCTAATTCTAATTCATTCTCTTCTGCATAATACAGTATCGCATCCATATAGGTCAACGATTTTTCTTTTACTATGATTTCTATCTGATGTGAAAACTTAGCGGATGTTTGGACGGATTTGATTTCTATCATAATCTACTTTTCTTTTTATTTATCAGAGTTTGTAGTATCACATTTTCTGCGGAATTAGTCAACACCATAATAGTTATTTTTTGATAATCCCAGCTTTAATTTAAGAAGATCGTATCTTGATTTGATCTCTCTTGTTTTCTTCTCAATCTCTGTTTCTGGTAAATAAAAATGATTGTCAAAAGATTTATCATAAACATAAGCACCATAAAAAATTAAGACAGTAAGATATAAAACAAATATTATCATTAAGAATGTCATGTTATCATAAAGACTCCAACAAAACATGTTACCATAGCTATAATAGCACCAATGGCTATAGCTATTGTTTTTACTTGCTCCATATTTTCTTTATGTTTTTTAATTCTTTCTCTTCTTTCAACTTCAGCGGCTTCTTTTGCTTCTTGGATTCTTTTAGCTCTCTCATCTACAATTGACTTCCAAGTTCCATGTCCAAAACGCATGTCTATTAACTGACGCATTTCATCCATTTTTTCTTGCGCAAGTTTAGCGTCTATCATTTCTTGTGCAACAGTTTTTATTCCAAACTGATCTGCAACACCGGTTCCACTTGCTTTCTTATTACGTGACTTCTGCACTTCATCATGGCCACGAAATAATCCATCGATGCCTTGTGCAAGTGAAGAAATATCCTTTGCTGTATCTATATTTGATTTAATGAAATCTACGCTAGCCTTTACTAGCGAGATTCCGGCCATAGCTTCTGCTAACATTTGATCGCTCTTTGATTGAGGTTAAAGTCGATTTAACATATCAAAGATTGATCACTCCCACTCATATATATTTATAAGAAAAAGTTATTTATTTTACTCTAATACCCAAATTACTGTATCTTTTCCAGTAACTGGATTTTTAAATGGAATACTAGGTACAGACGGGTTTGCATCTTGTGGACCAGAAATGTGCCACGAAGCTCCTTCCTCCATTTGTTTTTTTGCAGTACTGAAAAAATCAGCATTGTCGTACATAAATGATCCTACAAACGACGCTATAATTACTTCTATCATTGTTTCCTCTCTAATAGATGAGAGAGGAGCCTGCAGACCCCCCTCTCTAAATTTAGCAGAGCCAGCTTATAATTGCTGGATGCGATGGAGTATGAAGTCATGCATTGCTGACTTTACTTACTCCGTTCTCCTTTGTTGTTATCGTCCCTGACAGTAGGGACTAGCGGGTCTATTAGGCGACCAACCCATTACATACATAGATCCTCATACTTAGTAGTAAAGGCTCTATGACGAGATAAATCTCCAACAAATCTTTCTTTGCGGAAAAAATTTAAAATATATCTAAACATAATAGATCCTATTCGTATGCTTCTATTCCTAACCATGCACTGAACCCAAATACTTCCATAAGCATAAAAGTAAAGAACATAGTAACCATAGCCCACATAATTAACTTACCGTTAAAATTATATGCTGCCAACTTAATTGCTAAGATCTCATTACCAAAAAATCTTAGCATTAGTTCAAATTCGTTTTCGTCGTTTTTTAATGCGACACCATTCTTTTTTTCTTCAGCCATATGTATACCTTTATGCTGCTATAGGCAGTGCTGGATTCATCCCCATAAAATCACCCCACTTTGAATAATAGTGACGCATTCCTATCTCATCATGGATAGTACTATTCTCACGTCTACCATGAAGGATCCTTCTTGATTCAGTTCCTTCTCTCATAGTAGTTCCTTGTCCAGCTACTCCAATTAAATCTTCATGCAAGTTACGACCAAAAGGACCCCAGATTGTATTATGAGCCTTAATACGACTTGCTCTTTCTTCTTTTGTGTCCTTCTTTAATCCATATCCTCTAAATTCAATCAATACTTTGTTTGGACCTAGCGGGGTGACAATGTCAGAACGATAGGCTGAGCCACGTAAGTTGAAGTTATAGCCTGGGAAGAGATCGACCATGTACCACTGATTGGGCGGCAAATTGGGAAAAGATAACTCCCCGCGATCTTCAAATCCGTCATACTCTTCATAGTTAACAGTAAAGCTGCTAACATTAACATGACCGTTATCAAAAGGAATATTTTTTCTAGCGAAATATTCATCATTGAATCCTGACACTCTGTTAAAGTAATGCATAAAGTCATGGTAGAATTCTGAGTTAGTATCGTGCCACAGTTTGTAGTTTGTGTCGATGACAGCTTTATGGTAATGGAATACTTCTAACTCTTCTGTATCAATGGCATCTGCTATACAATCAAAAGCACCAGATGTCCATTGCTCTACATCCATAGTTGGATTGGGATCCAAAGTAACCCAAACCATTCCTCCATGTTTTACTTCACAATATAGAGGCTTTTCGGTTGTTGCCCAACCATCATAGGTAATAGTTCCAGCAGGCCTGCGATAGTCAATATCGTTAGTGTTATAATATGCCTGAACATTATCACCATCAATATTAATAGCTATCACTCTTTTATCTGCAATTCGAATTGTTCTGTAATCACCTTTGTTTCTCATTTCAGATATATGACACATTGGAACCCAAACTTTGGAAAATATCTCTTTTTGTTCCTGCAAAAAAATCTCGTAGTCAGAGTAAATTTTTGAATCTACGTATTCTACTTTTGGCTTAGCAAGCCATGCCTTATGATTTCTTGGTGCCATTCAAGCCTCCTTTGTTAAGTGAGGGATGGACGTGCCTTCGGTCTCGTCCTTCTGTTTCCAAGCCTATCCCTCAAGGCTCATAGGACTACGCTGCTAAGCGCATATCCTGAGGTGCAAAGTTATCGTTTGCATCTACTTGTTTTGTTACGTTAACCCAGCTTCCACGGGATAGCTCCACTCACCTATTAACCACCTGTCGATCCTATTTCGCCCCCATAAAAAGACTCTCGTCTAAAAGTGTTTTGGTGGAGGCGCCGGGTATCGCACCCGGGTCCAGTCTAGCGTTTAGTTTGCTTCAACACTATGTCTTATTTATAACTCAACCTTTCTAAATAGTCAACATATAAGGTGTTATAAAAATATTCCAAATCAGCCTTACAAGATTTCATAGTCCTTCTTGTAATTCTGTTCCACTTTGTTCCCCCATCAAAAGAATAGAATCCTTTGAACTTTCTATCTTTAGGATATGCAAAACATTCGAATGCGCCTTCAGAGGCTTCTTGTCTGATATAACCAAGATCAGATCTAACTCTTTTCCATTTAAGCTGCTTCGGTTCCAACAAAATCACTCTCCACTTTCTTGATGTGCTTGCACTTACCTTTCATAGCAGGACAATCACACTTCCATCCTTTATCAACCATTGTAACAGTATACGCATTTCCTGTTGATCCGACAACAGGCCAATTGATACCTACAGCCCAATGGTTCTTAGTGTTAATGATATCTGAAGCCCAGATACGCTCAAATCTTTTCCACTTATCAGACACTATTAGCCTCCAAGCTCACAAAGTACAAAGGTCCACCCTTATACCAATCAGGACAAATACTATGCTTCCACTTAGCAAAAGGAAACTTGTACAGATTGTAGTAATTACGATAACCACGTACAGGATTCTTATCTTTTACTTTGTCTGGCATAGCTTGCACAAACTCAGTACGACGCTCTTTATCAAACAAAAGATGATCCATCTGACCTTCTACAATCATAAGCATACCTTCAGCCTTATGAGACTTACCGTAACGCTTAGAATACTCAATGCACATAGCTCGTGTGTGCTTTAACATCCATTTGTAGTTACCACGAGACTCTGCAAGCCATTCTGTGCACTTGTGCTTTGTAACAGACTTAGGATAGCCGTACATTCCAAGACGCTCAGAAGGCTTCAGAGGATCTGCATCACTGCTCTTGGCAGGATCATAGTTTGTATCGATAACAGAAGAGAACATCTGAAACGATTCTATGATCATTTTGACAATATGCTTATCACACATCATCTGAGCTGCTTTGACAGGATTGCGATCTAAAACAAAAATATTCATTATACGTTCACCTCTACACGACCATCCTCAATAGCTTTGTTAATAATCTCCGAAGAACGGTTATGTGCCATCTTGAGAAAACCCTCGCGACCAAACTGCTCGAGTACAGCAGCTTCCACGATCCAACGAAAATACTGAGTAATCCGATCTTCAATAATATCCCACTTATCTTCATTAGAAGCATGTATAGGAAGATCACATACACGAAGGTTAGAATCAAGAACACGAAGCTCACGACCGCGGTTCATCAAACCATTGTTGAAGATGTCATGTACAACATTCTGCGCACGACGGAAACGGTCAAGACGCTTGTTCTTAGTATAGCGCTTTTCACAAGGACCCATCATTGGTACACGTTCATTGAGCAAATCAATAACAGTCTCAAGGTCACCTAAAGTTCTTTGCATCCACATAATATATTCTCCTCAATTACTCACAATAAGACTATCGCATATATTTTATAAAAGGTCAACGGTATCTGTTACGCAACTCTTTATTTTTTTTAAACCTACGAAGACCATAATCTGTATACTTCACATACATCAGCTGAGGTTTGAAACACTGTTTTAACAACGGTGAATTTTCAGCATATGATAAAGTCTTTCCAACATATATCTTAGACATAATCACTCCAAAATTCATTCCACATTTCACTAAGAATGCAATCAACATCTTGAGGACTCATATGAGACACTAAATCCATTTGAGGCTTCATTACATCAACAAACTCTGAGAAGTGATCACACTCGTGAATAACATCACCAGCTGCTTCGAAGAACATCTCTTCCATATCCATTGCCATTGCTTTAACTTTTCCCATTTCTCTCTCCTTTTACCAAACCAATAAAATTGGAAGTGCACAACAAATAATAATAAAAACCAATCCAGCTCCAAGCTGTTCCCAATCGTAACGTGACATTACGCAGCCTCCTTCTCACCAAGACGAGTAAAACCAAAGTTAGATACTACAAAACAACGACCACGATCTGTACGAATAACATCTCCTACAGATACAGAATGCATTGGAGCGATACGAGTGATCTTCTCTTCAGGACCAATGTTACCAATCTCAAATACTTCGTCAAGATCAGCAGCTTCGATTTCACAAACAATATCATATGCTGACAAAAAGAACACTGGATCAACATCACCAAGAACTCTAGCATTCATGGCTGCTTCTTCATTACGACGATCTTTGCGGATTTGTAAAACTTGAAACTTCATAATTTTTTCCTCATTTCTTTACCTTATATATTATCTTCACTTATTATTATAAAAAGGTCAACACTTTTTTTAAGAAAAAACAGAAAAAAACAAAAAAAAACTATACGAGTTTAAACTTACCAGCCTCCGTCCATTCACGTAGAGCTTCTTGATCTTTAATCAGTCTGTGTGGTCTTGCTGGACCAAGATTGTGATAGATATTGTCTGATTTAAATCCATCAAAGCCTGTTACATACAGATCTAACTTAGGACCACGAATAAACAACCATTTTAGAAACATTGTTCCAGTAAGTGGTTGATGATAAAGTCCGTTTCTTATTTCAATGTTAGTATGTCTATCTACAAAATGAGTTACTGAATGCCATTCTTTTGGATACATAGTCTGATCCTGGCTCAGTCTAACAATATATTCGAATGGGAAAAGAGTGATTGGAATCTTAGCACTGTGACCAGTATTTGTTCTATAGAATGTTCCGTCTTCAATATAGCAACCACCACGAGTCATAAAGTTGGCAACCCATATATCACATGGGCCACCATTCAAGCCAACACCAAAACGAACAACACAATCATAATCACTTGGCTCTGCATCTGAATGACCATTACCAATAATTAAGACTTTTTTGTTCTTCATATATTTGAAGATTTTGTCTTGATCAATCACTTTTCGAGCCAGAGGTTCTTCTCACTATATCGTCATGGTTAAACTCTGCCCAATACAATTCAAAGGCTACTCCATCTTCAACACCCTCAAACTGATGGATCTTACCTGGCTTTACTTGTGTAAAGTCACCAGGACCAAGTATAGTTTCATCAACAAGCCCTTGATCTTCTTGCCATACTCTAACAAGCATTTTTCCAGACTCTACATAGAACCCATTCCACTTAAACTTATGCTGATGTTCTGAACACTTAAAACCTGCTTTATATTCTATGCGGTGAAACTCTAGAACACCATTTGCATGGATTAATTCTGTCTGACCCCAAATCTTTCCGGCCTTCATTAGTCTGTCCGCCTCACATCATAGATTTTTTGTTCTTCTGGACTCTGTGGCATCCATGCAGAAAAAGGCCTTTTTCCATTGGGAATAGCATCAATCTCTGACTTTACTTCTTGTACTCTTCGTTTCAATACACTAATAGCTGTGTGGATGTGACCTGTATCGTGTGGTTGTAATTGTTTTTCAAGATGTGCAATTTCTTCCATTAAAAAGATAAGTCTGTCTGTGTTTTTCATATCAATACTCCGTTATTCTATCTTTAACGTGATTAACTAAATCATATTTTAGGCAAAGAATATCTTTCCATTCTTTTGAATATTCACAATTTTTATATTCTTCAAACCATGGACCACCTTCTGTATAGTGAACCAATTTAGGATCTCTTGATTGATACCAACCAACAAGATAATTCCACTGATATGGGATCTCTCCAATCTCTTCATCTTTGAGCCACATAAATCTATGCATATACATTCCAGACTCTGTATTGACTAATTCTGGTGTAACAATACTATTAGAAGGGTGTGCACAGTTCCATAGAACAACAGATGACCAGTTCTTTCTTGGATAGATAGTTTGCTGCTGACCGTCCATCTTCATCGTTTCTGACGGCGTATAATCGTGTTTAACACACATTACAGCATACTTATCATCAGCCAGCTCAAATAGTTTGTTCATATCATCTAAGGCAAGCACATCGCAATCTGTGAACAATGCCCAGCCTTTATAATCATTTAAATAAGGAACAAGGAATCTTGTAAACGTGAATTCTGTTGAACCCAACTTATCCACTGACCTTGTATAGATGCCTTCATCTCTAAGCTCATGTAGTTTGAGAGGTTTTACATTTACATCACGTGACATCATTTCCATAGAATGTTTGGCTACTGTGTATGCAATATCTTCTCTGCTATCCCAACCTATGTAAATATTAGCCATCGATCCAACTCTTAAATGTTTTTGGGGAAACAAGATTCAACCATATTGTTCTGTTTTTATCTAACATAGCATATGTAAGATCGTTTTCTTTGATGTCGAGAGCTTCTTGTTGTCCTTTTTGGATAAACCCAACACCCTGATCTGTTGACACACAAAACTGTTCTAAGTCAGGTCTATTTCTAAAACGAACAAAGGCTTTCCATACAGTACCATTCCATGCTGGTTTTTTACCGTTTACTTCATACTGCTCTCTTTGCTTGAATTCTGTATCTGGATTACAATCATGTAAAAGAATACAACCACCCTCATTAATTACTTCTAGTGCATTCTCTACATCTTTTGTTACTTGGTGATCAAGATGTAATCCATCAATAAACACCATATCAAATTTTTCTTTGTTGTCATTGAAAAAATCATCTGACGTCATTCTATGCATAGTGTCTCTACCTTCCACTAACTTAACTGTTCGTGGATCTGGATCAACAGCAACTCTTTTATTAGCTTTTATTTTGTTGAAATTAGATGGAGTATCTCTTACACCAATTTCCAGATAGGATTTATATCCTCTTACTTTTATGATATCATTAATGATGTCAGTTCTTTTCATCTTCATTTTTCAGTCTCTTACTATGCATGTAAACAGTAGATTTTCTTTTCTGTTCAATTGACTTGACTACATCTTTATCTTGAGTGTAGTAATATAATGCAATTGAGTTTCTCCTTACACCTTCTGGGCATTGTAGTGGATACGGATGTCCATGATATGATGATGCATCAGTTTGGAATACAACACATTTACCACCCATAGGAGGAACAGATACAATTCTCTTTTTCATATCAGGTGACCAAAGATCTATACTTCCACCCCACTCTTCTTTCCAATCATAATTAAAATACAGCAACAGATTCAAACGTCTGTGTAGGTATGCTGTTGGATGATAATTAAAGTCAGCATGAACTTCTAATCTACCATCCTTACCAATACTATGAAGTCCTCCACCTTCTAAATGAGGATCAGAGAACATTGATCCACTAGCAAACTCAAACTTCTCTTCCATAGCTCTGCAGATAGATTTGCCATTTAGAAAATAAATGAGATCTCTGAGACCAGAAGGAAGCAATAAATCTTCATTAGGTTTAACACTGTACATT